AGCATTTAACGCTTAATAGACTGCGTCTTGACGCCTGGTAATGCTCAATAATCGGTTCGCCGGCTTCAGCCATAATGTCGAATATCTGGCAATACCCGTCGGGCAACTTTCTTATTTTTAGATCCGGTACCGCCTTAATAGCGTTCGGTAAATGGACCTGAGATAAATAAGTATTCATCGGAGCGTCGAGTTCTTCCCATTTCTCAAGCATCTTGCGGACTCTGATATTATTCTTTAAGTACATCGTGCCGCCCAGAATCTCCCACTTGCCTCCGGGAGCTTCTCCGTAGAATTCTTTATTCCATACTTTCGGCATATACTTTTCACGGTCCATATATACCGCGCCGAAGTCTTCTTGAAAGTTATCAAATAATGTCGGATAATTTATAATCGCGCCGTCTGCATCGATATAAAGGATATCCCGGCCGTGCGGCTTATTTAAGAAATCCATCAATATCTGGATTCGTGCGTGGATATTCTTGCGCCATGTTCCTTTGTTTTCAGCCGGCAAGAAATCATATTCAAATCCGTACCGGATACACGATTCTTCAAGCCGCTTAATCTCCTGCTCGTATCCGGTACCCTTGGTGAAGAAAGACGCAACAATCGGCCGCTTAATCTTCGGCAGATCCTCAAACCTACCAAAAGGAAAGCAACGCAGCGCGCTATCCGGATTAAGGTTGATCACCCTGGATCCCGGGTTAAATGCACCCATCGCATTCTTGAAATCCTGTATGAACTGCGGATATACATTGTCGCTATCCTGAGTCGGATATCCTTTGTGGTAATTGGCGGTGTGTTTGTCTGATCCTTTCATATCAAAACCGAGAAGATATATCGGATCAGCTCCCAGGCATGCCGCTACACATAAAGCATTCAACCCTGAATTCCCATGCGGGGGGATTCCTCCGGAATAGTTCTTATAATTAAAGTCGGAAACGTGGCATAGATCGATCTGATAGATATCTTCCGGGAACGGAAATGCCTGGACGTTTAGCCAAGTCTTATATCCTTTATAGGAAGCAAATTTCTTCCTCGCTTCTTCGCCAAGATCTCCGCCTTCATACCACCCGAACACCCTGGCATCCTGGCAGATATTGATAGCTGACCAGGAGCAATCTTCGAATGCGCGATTAACCGTAATCACCAACTCGCCTTTTAACTGCGAGAAATCAAATCCTTTAAGGCTGGGGCCGCCGCCGATAAGAAAACACCGTCTGCCTTTCCATATCCCAGAAGGCATCTTGCTATGCAATAAATTTTGTTTATGAGGCCGGAATAATCGGTCAAGATGATCCTGCTTTTCCTGTACCTTTGAGTTGTATACAGGGCCATTCATCGTGATGATGGTGTTCTTGCGCGGCGTTTCTTTTGGTTCCGGCCTTCTGGCTATATCCTGCATGCGGACACTACCCATTTATTTCCTCTTCTTTAAACCAGGGCGGGCGGCCCAATAGTGAGCCGCCCGCCCTGGATTGCTTTACCTTACGATGTTGCGCACTTCGCGACCTGATCAGTATCACCGATAGCGCCGCCGTATCTCTGCCAGCCGGCCATCATATCGGCATAAGCAAGGATGTCGAAATCGGAGAAGATGGTCAGATCCATACGTGTGCCGCCCTTCATTTTAATTTTCGGAAGGATGACATAGTATGTCGAGGAGCTGGAAAGCATTAACGAATAGATGAAGCTCACGTTGAAGTTCATCCGCTGTCCGGATCCTGCGAATGCCTGTTGCAGGAGTTTAGACGCCCTTTCCATACGGCCTTTAAGGTCGATAGGAGCCAGAACAACCAAGGTTGTCCCGGGATTGATCCCGTAGCCTTTATCCTTCACAGCCTTGAGGATCTGCAGACACGCAGCATTGATGGTATTCGCGTCGCGGATCGCCTCGTAATTCTCGCCGCTCGAGGCATAGCTGGCCGGGGTTACCGCTGCCCATGCCACGTTGCAGGCTGTTGGAACAGCTTCGATCAAGCTGTAGAAGTCCGATGCTTTGGACTGGTACGCCTTGTTGCGGAAAGCAATGGCGATATCTTCCATCGTCCAATACTGCCTATCATCAATAAGCAGACGGCTCCATCCTAAGGCTCCGCCGTACTGATCGAAGGTAACGCTGGCCTTGGATCCGGACATCCCGTATACCTTGGCCTTTTCGCCGACTTTGACCTTGCCGAAAGTCAGCCCGGACGAAACGTCGAGGATATCGAATCCGCTGACGTTGGTCCCGGTAAAATCACGGATGTCGAAGATCTGTTCGTAACCCAGATCATAATCCGGTACGGCGTGATACCTGTCCAGGATCTGCAATATCTCGGCCGGAAAGTCTCCCTTGGTCGAGAAATGCTGGATCGCCTTATGCAACGGCGAATTTTTATCCGCGGGCATTCTCATGAAATGCTGTAACGCCCCGAGGACTTTTGCGCAGTCGGTCTTCTTTGCGAAGTCGACCTTGCTCCAATCTGCTATGATTCTTCCTTTCATCTGTTCCTCCTACTTAAATCGTTTTTAAAATAATCTTCCTTTTATTCCTTAACTTACGCGATGATATCGCCGTGGAGATCTATCTCGGCGGTAGTATCAGTAGCCGCGGATATCTCTGTCGCGCGTCCGCAAAGGGTGTTTCCGGTGGAATGAGTAGTCACCTCATTTTCACTCTCGTCGTAATACACCTTATCGCCGACGGCAAAGGCAATGCCTGAGCCTGCGGTTTTGGCCACAACGATCTTTTCGGCGCTGTATATCATCACAGCTTCCTCACCCACATCGGCATCGTTGACGATCATGCCGATCAGGTACCCTACCTGATACAGCTGACCGGCGACCAGACCCCCGGTAGGCGCGGTAACTTTTACCGATTTCCAGCGTTCGCATCTTATCGTTACTTTCTCGTTTGACATCTCTTTCCTCCTCAGAATTTACCTTTTAGACCTGAAATTTTACTCTGCCCATTTAGGTCATAATCATGGCCAGGATACGCGGGACTGAGCCCGGAAGTTTATGGCTTGGGTATAAAGTCATTGGCCGCTGGATCGTCGAGCGGCTTGTTCCCCGTATTTTGGCCATCAGCGGACGGCACGTTCGGATCGTTATTCGCGGGCGCCGGAGCGTTAGAATCATCCTTTTTCTTTATCTCAACTCCCAGCAACTTCGCCGTCTCGACGTATTCGGTCAGCTGGCTATCGAGGAATTTATTGAATTCGTTTTTCAGTTCATCGCCTTCCTTATCGGACTTGAACCCTTTAAGATTCTTGCTGATGAACGCCTTTTCTTTATCATCCAGCTTGCGGGTTGCTACTTCAGCCGCAAATAATGTTCCTACCTGGGTGGATGATACGCGCTCGTTGAGCGTCTTGACTTTGCCGATAGCGTCATCGCGTTCTTTGGTAAGCGTAATCACGTTCTCACGTTCCTTGCCCAGGGCCTCTTCCACGCGCTTGGCGTGTTCGTATTCGGTCTGCTTGGCTTTCTTCGCCGGCTCGCTTGAAGTGATCTCTGTTTCTGTGAAGATATCCGTCACTTTCAAACCCAACTCCCTGATCGCATCCTTCACTTCATCTTTGGTCTTCATGGTTTCCCCCGTTTCGCGGTTATGCTGCGTCTCCTTGGAGAAGTTTTGTAATACTCCAAGTAGTGTCGCCCCCGGGAACGCAGGCTGGTCAACCCCTGACTGGCCTAAAGCAATTCCCGTTATTTTATCTATTCCAACTACATCATTATCATTGCCATCCCCTGGCGTATACGCCACTTCGGCTTCAATTGATGCCACATTAAGATTAAGTTTTCGGAATTCCGGATAGACATATATCGCGGCCAGGGTAGATAACTTATCCCCAATCATCTTGACCGACTTGCCTACCAGCTCGCCGATCTTGTCCCTGCCGTCATGCTCATTGGTTACGCCATGTTTATTAAAAGCGATCGTGCCGTATTGCAGCTTCTCGCCGAGTTTAAGGATCATCTCCTTGACATAGCGATACGCCTTGACTACCTTGCCGCCCATTGTTAATTCAGAGGCCTGGGCAGTTCCTTCATGGCCGACGCAAAAGACTTTGAATTCAGGCTTGGGATCAGTCTGTTTGATCCGGGTGATCGTGTCCTGGGGGATCATCTCGAGAATGTCTTTCTTGGCCAAGTTCTGAATTTTGGCCGTTATGTATTGCCTGCTCATTGAGTCCCTCCGGGTGCAGCTGATGGATCTTCGGGATTATCCGCGGCACTCTTAGCAGCTGCGGCCTCCTGGTCTTTGATCGACTGTAGCATTTTCTGATTTGCCTCATCAGCGCTCTTCTTGATTTTCTTAGGATCGGCATCCGGAATCTTTGAAAGCATATAGTCAAGATCGATTACGTTTGCCTGGAATAACGGAAGCCATATATTGGCCAGCTGATTCATCTGCTCTGCCGTAAAGCTGATGATCTGCGCTTTAACTACTCCAGTCTGCAGGCGGGTCTTTTTAGTGTTTGCGTTATACTGTTCAATGGCCTTATCAAATAACTCCTCATAGAACCCTTCCCAGACATGCTTCTCTTTGCTGGTTGAAGCGTTCAGCGATTCAAAAAGATCGGTTGAGACTGCCCTATTGCTCATCAAATCCGGAAAGCCGAGGAAATGCACAGGAACGCCGGTATTTCCCGAGATGACCTTAATAAGTGATACTATTTCTTTCTCCAGGGAATCTATACCGGTACCATCTACTCCAACTAGGCTAAATTCAGCGGTGCCACACAAGGCCTTGCCGATCTTCCAATTTAACTCCTTGAGCACTGCCTGCAATTTCTTCGCTTCCTCGGCGTTTTGACATTTAAAATACGGAGTGGGCGCGGCAAACAGGTTATTGATCAATCGCCAGTCGTATAAAGCCTTATCCAGGTCCTCGCAATGGCGCAATATCATTGCGACCTTAGGCATGATGTCGTTAACCTTGCAGATGCGGCCGGCGAATTTCTTATAGACGAAATCCTTGGCTTCGATTTTCTGGTCAGCACCATTTAATTTATAAACTACTTCGGTGTATTTCTGATAATCATTATCTTTGGTCTTGACTTCGTAATTGTTAATCGAATAAGATATAAACCGATATGAAGACATCTGCTTTTCTTCATCCCAAACCATCTTAACCAGGCTGCGTCCTTCGATTTCCGCTTCCTTGGCCAGATCCTGCGGCGCTTCTTCGTCCAGATTGTTGAACTTTAAGAATTCATCGATGAAATCGAATTCATTGGGATATTTATCCCGGTCTCCTGACAGTTTAATTCCTTGACCGATAGTAAACGCAGCGCGTACATCGACAATATTACGGACCTGCTGCACGCCCCACTCGGCTATGCCTTCATACTTCTTAGCCACTTCTGCGATCGCCGTCTTATAATCGGGGTAAGGATTTCCGTCGGTATTAACGCGGATGTTATCGCCTAATAGGATGCTGATACTATACTGCAGTTTAGACACTTCCATCTTCAATTCTTTTACGGTCACATTATCAGGAGTACCGGGTTTCCGAGGATTAAATTTAGGCCACTGTAATTTCATTAATTTCT